CTGTTATATAATTAGTAAAATCAAACATAATACTATTTATACTCTATAAGACTTTGTTATTTTCATTTTTCTTTCTTTTTATTGATTCGGCTCTTTTTATTTTAGCAGCTTTTTTATTAAATACTAAATCAAAATTGTCACGATATTTTTTGTTATTATGTTTTGTTTTTATACTGTCTCCAGTAATGTCATTTTTACTCGTCATAATATTCTTCCAAAGTATAATATACTGTAAGTTCTTCTCCATCCATAATTGGTCTTATTGTAAATAATTCACGTTCATCATTTAAAGTATTTAAAATAACACAATTTGGGTTTTCAGAATGATTTATAAATCCACCTAGAGGTGTTCTTATCCAAGTAATATGTACATGATCATATATTGCATTATATAATACGTGGGTAATTCCAAGACGTTTTCCTGCCTCTAAAGTATCGGTAGTTGCAAATAGGCCTAATCCGTGTTTTTTACTTGGTTTAAGTGTTAATCCGTATGGTAATGGTCTATAATTTGAATTTTTAAAATTTATCACTCATTCAATCACTTTCTGTATAATAGTAACGCCTCTTCGCGCTAATTCATTACGAATTTTTTGTTTCCTTTTAGGAAAAGTTCTATCATTATTTAATGTATCAAATAATTCATCTTGAGAAATGTTTTTAATATAATAATGTGTTATTGTGTCTTTTGTTTCGCCACGTTTTCTAGTTTTTACCGAAGGTTTTATTTTTGTTGGCATCTTATTTCACCGTACTTATTGATCCATTTTTATTTACTCTATAGGCTTCAAAAGTAATATCAGGATATTCGTTCTTTAATGATGTTAAAGCTAATAGATTTTCCATTGCATCATCAAACAATCTTATTCTTTTATATAATCCAGTATCTAGATATTTTCTAAATACTACTTCTTTGTTTTTTGCAGAACTATCTAATCCGATATTTCCGGCTCTTTCGACATAAACATTGCTCATGTCAATTCCTTGTGCTTCGAAAGTTTTTATGAATAAGTCTCTATCATCCATATCACCTCTTGCTGTAACAACGATTACTTTAGAACCTTTCTTCGTTGCATTTTTTATTATCATTTTTGCTTTAGCAATCATTTTGCCAATAGGTGTGGCTGTTTTATTAAAAATCTCTGCAGACTTAAATTGACCAAAGTCAAATGTCTCACCCTTTCGTAATTTATATGTATTAAATTGTATGTTATTTAACGATTTAATCTTCTTACCGTTATGTAATACATCTATTTTTGCTTTAGTATGAAAAAGAGTTTCATCAATATCAAAAATAGTTAGACCCTTTCCTGCGGCCGCTTCGATAATATACGTTATGAGTTCTTTTTTCATACTCCTATTTATATACGGGGCGTTTTGTTTGTAAAATATGTATCAATCATTTGTAAAGAATCGTGTGCTTCAGACAATTTTGTTATTTCTTCAGATGCTGCAGCAACGATATCAGGATGATCTCCTATACCGGCTGGATTTGCTAAATATATTTCAATATTAGCCTTTGCCTTTTCTATAGCACCTATATAATGTGATTTTAATGCATTTAATAATATTTCTCTCATTTTATCTCCTAAAAAATTTTCTTCTTTTATATTCATTGATTGTATCAATCAGTTGTTTTGCCCAATCATCGCGATGTTCTACGAATATTTGTGGCCCTTCATCACCCGCAATGCAAATTACCAATTGTGTTATAGGAATTCCTGTTCGTTCTTCCCACATAATAGCATAACCTGCTGCTTGCATGAAATAGTTTGTAACCCATTCTTTCTTTTTCCATTTTTTGGAAGTTTTCCAATCAATGATACTGTTCTTATTGTTCCATATACCGACACAATCTACTGTCCCAGCAACACCTAAGTGTTTAGAATATAATCTTTTTTCTGTTGCATATACTTTTGATAAACTATTATCTATTACAGATTTAATGTCTTTAAAATTAGAATATGCAAGTAGATTAGAATTTTCTACTTCTTTATTTAATATATAACTTTCTATTAAATCGTGTACTTTTGTTCCTCTAGCTGCAGCTTTTGATGAAATTCGGTTTGCTTCTTCTTCACCAACCTTATTTCTCCACCTTTGAATGGCTTCTTCGCTTAATATCGATAATACAGATGTTATGCTTGGATATTCATTCATTTCATCATCAACGTAAACTCTTCCAGTACTTTTGTTTACTTGTTTTAACGTATAATCGTCAGTTATTATTTCATGTCTAAAATTCATTTTGTTTTAATATTTTTTCTTAGTCTTGGTGGCATACCAGACTTTATTCTATCTTGTACTTCTTTCCATCCATCACCTGCCTTTTTAAGCATTGCGCCTTCTTTCCCTCTGATAATTCCAGGTACTTTTGTGAAGGTTTGTTGAATGTCCGGATTGTTTTTTAGATATATTTCTTTGTCAGAAATACTTATAAGTTTTTCGAATTCTTCACCGGTTTTTGTATTTACAAAATCATATAGAGGCATTATTTTCTCACGGGATCATTATTTAAAATATTCATACTGTATATTATACCATACTTTTCACTGTTTGTACATGCTTAATTTAAAAAGTATTCCCAGGCCTGCAGACCTGGGATACCCCTATTTTTCGTTAGTAATCCTCCTAATAAATGAAAGTGAATGTAACAGTCATATATGTAGGTAATCACCCCCTTTGTTAAGCGGTTTGTGTTTTAGTAGCCTTTTCCTGTTTAACTGGATCAGCTTTAGCTACCGACTTGATAAGATCTGGAAATGCATCTCTTACTAACTTTACAGTTATTCCCTTATATCTTCCAGTAAGTTTCTTATCTTTCATTGCGAGTACTAGATTCGCTTCATCTACATGTAAAGATTCTAGCACATCGATGAACAGTTTTTCACGTTTTATAGCGCTCATTGTATTTCCTGTGGCTGAGCCAACTACAAAATGTTTAAATAATTTTGTTTTCTTATATAAATTAGATGGTTCAAATCCTTTCGGAGCATCGTCCTTTCTATATGGAGGATCACCTTCAGGTAAATTCCATTGAACGGTGTCATCAAATCCACCCTTTAATACGGTTATCAAAGCAACCGAATAGTTATCTTTGAGATATTGTCCTCTTGCTACTTGAGATTCTTGCTTTGAAGCTTCCTCAAGTATTTCAGATATCATTTTTTTTCTAGCCATTGTAAAATTCCTCCACCGACTCAATCAAGTTATTACATCTATTTTTAATTAAATAATTCAATACTTTCATACGCATTGCTATTTTTTGATTATCATAATTATCTATAATAGTTTTATAGTGTACTTTTGGTATTGCGTGTAAATCTATTAAATTTTTATTTCTTTGGAAATTACGATATTCCTCTGAGGTCATAACTTCGCTTAATTTATCTGCATTGTGCAGAAAATGTTCAAGTTTCTTTGTAGTCATAGGAGATTGTCTAATTCCTTCAACAAAGGTATTATCTCCTGATAAAATATTAGGTATACCATCACCAGCATCTCCGCGCATTATATGATTAAATAAGTATTTACGTGGATTCTTATCTGTCACTGCTTTCTTTTGAATTGGAGAGAATTGTTTTACGTTCTTATACCTCTGCAATTGTATAAAATCTTTGTCTGATGATATAATCATTATTGGTTCATTCTTACCAAACTCTTGAGTTTCTATTGTAAGTGCACCTATAACATCATCGGCTTCACAACCTTCAATATGAATTACTTTATATGGAAAATTTTCTTGTAGATCTTGTCTAATTTCGTTCAAGCTTTCAAAAATAAAGCTCCAATCTAAATCAGATTCTTGTCTATTCTTTTTCCGGTGTTGTTTATATTGTGGGAAATATTCTTTTCTCCAAGTATTAAAACCATCTACACATATGACCATTTGGCCATATTCTTCTCTGTATTTTTTATTATACATACGAATACTATTAAGTATCATATGTCTTATTAAGTGTTTAACATCAACAAGACCTTCTTTTGATAGTATATTGTTCTTTTGAATAATAATATTGCTCAATGCAATTTGACTATAGTCAAGTAAAATCATCTTTTATCTCCCATATATTTCACCTATATATTTTTTCATTTGTGTAGTATCTTGACACCAACAATCTTCACGTGAACCTCTTATTTCACACATTAATGTATGTGATTTTGGACAAGGTGAAGGTTGTC